ACGCTTAACCCTAATGGAATCGCCGGACTGGGTTCCTGCTATGATTGCCAAGATTCGCGACACAGAGAAAAGCGGTTTCTTCCGTTTTTTCGATAGTGGCGACCTCCAATCGATCAAAACCCTGAAAGCGATCGTGCGCATTGCCATTGCATTACCTGAGATTCGCTTTTGGTTGCCCACTAAAGAGTATGGCATCATTTCCGAATACGTTGAATTGTTCGGCAGCTTTCCACCCAACCTTACGGTGCGTCTCTCCGCTTATATGGTCGATCGGGCAGGCCCGAACAGCCTAGCCGAAAACCTCGGCGTCACGACTAGCGAAGTATCGTCAACGGCGGGTACATGTCCCGCACCTACACAAGGCAACAAATGCGGCGATTGCCGTGCATGCTGGTCCAAGAATGTTCAGACTGTCGTTTACCGCCTGCACTAAGCTGCACCAAAGCGCCCCAACGGTTGCGCGCCTAGGGGCTTTTCTTTGCCTTAATTCAACCCAACCCAACCCATGAAAAACAAATACCCCGCAACCTGCACCCAGTGTGCAACCCTCGTACCCGCTCAAACTGGCACGCTGTCCCGTGGCCGCCGTGGCAAGTGGACCGTACTCTGTCCCGATTGCACGTCCGGCGATGGCCCTTCAATCGACGCTAATGAGGCATTAGCCTGGTCCCGTGGCAACGCGACATCCTACGGTGTTGTCACGTCTACCGGGTGGCGTGGCATCCGCAATCGATCCGGCCGATGCGAGGATGCACCCTGTTGTGGTTGCTGCACGTTCTAATTCCGCCCCACACCTCGCGCCTCACGCGCAACCCGGCGCAGACTTGCCAGCAGCGTTGCCAGCTGTTTGGCCAACCTGACCTCACGCCTATGCGCTGACTCATACATAGCGCGCCAGCGCGCGCATTCACTCGCATAGAACTCCGCTTCTTCTTCTAGGGCTTCGCAGTTCTCGCACATGCTAGTTCGCTTTCCAAGCGTGCTATCCTGACGTGCTGCGCCTGAATGATGCGCCAATACCGCTCGGTAAGATCGCGCAGGTCGTGTACCTCATTGGCTAGGTCAATCCCGTTCGGTAAAACTAAATTTGAATTTTGAATTTGAGATTTGATTTTGGAATTTGAAATTTGATTTTTGAAATCCACCTTGAAATTTAGAAGTTGAATGTCTGATTTGCAAGGTAGACCGGCCATCGCATCACTCGTTTTCAATCGTTCCAACATGATCGTCTTGTGCTTTCGGCGGCTTAAGGGCCGCCATGAAAGCGGCAGAGATGTCGTTGTTCGTGTGCAGATGCACATGTTGGTGCAGCTGATCCGGCACCTTGTTCTTCTCTAGGTTAGCATACTTGTCTAGCGTGATCCCCAGGGCCAGCACAGCGTCCTTGGCGCTCATCTCGGGCATTAGCTCCATGACCCGCTGGGCGGCGCCGTCGATCACCGACTGTAGTTTGGCCTTCAAGTTTGTATTGAAGTACGCATTACGGAACTGGCTATCCATGTCCAGCGCCGACACCTTAATCTCGTCCACACTTCGCTCACTGATCCCAAGCTGCATGGCTATAGCTCGGCTGTGCTGACCTGTGATGAACAGATCCAGCACCTTCTTCTGTATCTCAGGCGGAATGCCGGCCAAAGCACCGAGGCCATTCACCTTCTCTTGTATCACGCTAGGCACATGCTTCTCTATTTTCACGCCAGAAAGCCCGGCTAGCTGCCTAGCACGGGACTCTGGACTACGATAGACTGCGTTGCGCTTCTTGCGCTTGGGGTTGTCGCTCATTCTCGTTCGCTCATAAAGGATAGATCTTCTGCCGTGATACCGTGGATCTCACCAAAGGCGCTCTCCTTGATAGCCTGAAGCTGCATGTAGTAGTGGTCAGCCTTAAGCGCAATCTTAAGCTGAATGTCAGCCTCAATTTCACGTTCCTTTTTCAAAATTTGAATTTCGGATTTCAATCTTGAAATCTCCTCCTCGGCCTGAAGGAGTAGCATCTCCGTAGCGATCGCGTGTTCTGGTGTCATTTTTGTATTTGGTTTTTAAGAGCCTCAATCATTGCAGCCTGGGCGCTATTTTCCAAGCGCAGATCAAAGCTTTCACTTCTGGCATTTCTACCAGCTTCAACCAAGTCTTTTGTCAGCAGTCGCCCATAACGAACAATTGCCTCCCTTTCAAACTCGCCTAATTCAACGCCATCACATTGCAAACCGGCTTCGATCCAACAGTTTGTTTCGTGTTGTGTCATTTGTTCTTTATGTACTCTATACCATGTTGATCAAGCAGCGCATACAACCGCAGCGCCTCCCGTTTCCATGTCACTCGTTTGGGTGGCACCGTCATACCGGCAAGCTCCTTCAACTTGTTCATCGTACCAGCACCAATACCATACACGCTTTTAGGTATCGTGAACGACCAGAGCAACTCATGCATGTTGCTGATGTTGAGCAACTCAATGTACCGTGCCATCTTAAAGTCTAGGGGCGCAATCCCGCACCGGGCTTCAACCCGGCGTATCCATAATTGACGCTTATTCATTGCTGCCATATTTCTTAAGTTCGTGTAGTAGGATGTGCTTGAACGTCTCGCTGCCGTCGTTGATCAGCGTGAAGTCCGGGGTAATCTGTTCCTGTTCTGTCTCGGACACATGATTCATCGGGTCTACACCAAACCGCCTGACACGGATGACGATGCCGTCTTCCTCACGGATGACCGCAGCTTCGTTGAGGAAGCGCACGTCGTCGATGACGAGCAGCCTGTCCGGCGGCATGAAGCTCACCCATAACTGCGGGTTATACGCTCGGCCCGCCATGCCTAGGTCTTGCAGAAGCTTACGCCCACGCTCGTCCTTCTCGCCGTCCCAGCCCATATAGCAGCCAGCGAGCCGCTTGATCTCGTGTGCAAACGAGAAGAGCCGATAGGCAGGATAACACCCCTGAACGACCGAGGCTGCGTAGCTCTTGCCTGAGCCTGACAGCCCGGTGAAGCCGATGATCTTTGTGCGGAGGATCATTTCTTCTCCTTCGTTGTCAGCTTATACGCCTGCGCCAACACAAGATCAGCGTCGAGTAGTGCAGCCCGGTCGTTGGCAAACGCCGAGTGAGCATCGTAGTGCTTGAGCAGGCAGTGCTTAAGCTGCTCGATAGCCGATGCAGCCTGGGCCAAGACGTGCCGGTACATGAGTAGTTCGTTTTGCGCGTCCATTAGTTGTACTTGTGCCACTTGTTGTTTTGATTCACGCCCATGCGACGTAGCGCAGTTCGGGGCTCGTAGCCGATGCCAATGAGCGCATCAACCATTTCCTCGTCAGTAGGACACACTTCCTTACGAAAAGTGCTAGGATGTGCGCGGAGCCACATGTCTAGGTCAGGCCACCGGTCCGGCACCGTCTTGTCCGCGAAGTAATCCCACCACACAATCTGCGCCACAAACACCTGCATCCGTGTTGGAAGTTCCATGATTCTGCTGCGCCACTCCCGTGGATCTACCTTCCGCAATTTGGCTACCCAGCCGTTCGATTGTCTCTGTCTTTGTCTGATTCTCATCTTTTAGTCGTTTGTTTTCTTGTGTTAACACATGGATCTTCTCCATGAGATTGTCGATTAGTTGAGCACTCATTCTCTGTCGAGTATTAAGCTCAGGGCCAAAGCTATGATGCTCAGCACAGCAATAGCAACCTGAATTTTAGGGCTTTTCTTCATTCTTGTTCTCTTTAGCGTCGCAGTCTTCGCAAATCCAGTCGTCGAATAAGTCTTGCGTAAGCCAGATGCCGCACTCGGGGCATGTAGGCAGCTCTGCCAGCGGATCGCTGTCGCCGGGGTAACCTGTGCTGATCATTTGCCCCTCCATTCTTGCATGGCTGACACAGCGAACGCTGCGCTGGCCCAAAACAGGACGAGCAATACAATGGCCTCCCATAGCTCTTCAGCGAAGTAAGCGATGGCCAGTCCGTCAAAGACGGCGAGAGTAGCAAAGCCCCAGAGGTACGGGACGGCTTTGTTGGAGTTGTCAGGTTCTAGTTTCATGTAACTTTGGTAGTGTTTATTCATTGTGGAATGTTGCTGTCTTGCCTGTAAAGCGTAAGTTTGCACTCACGCCACACGGGCCGTTTCGTTGGATGGGTATGCCAACCTCACGGAACTCTGCGTCATCGGACAACTTCACAACCATCACGGCTGTAGCGTCTTGCCCGATTGCACGACTTTCGCGAGCTTTACCCTGTTCATTTAGTTGCGTAATGCTGATCACTAAGCAACCTAATTCGATGCCAAGTAAACGCAGGCTCCGGCTCACCTCGGCCACTTCACGCTCGCGGCTGCTGTCCTTGCCAAGGTCGCACCGCACAAGCTGGATGTAGTCCACGAACAAGACGCCCAAGCCGTCCGGCGACTTCGCCATAGCCCGCGCAGTGGCGCAGATGTTCGCTATGTCGTAGAGATCGTCGCGCACCACCAAGCGGCTGTTATTGAGCTTCTGGATGGCACTGTGGACGCCTCTGATGTCGCGCTCATGCTTGGCCCCTTCAGCGAGCGCACGCAGGCTGACGTTGCCTAGCCGAGCTACGAGACGGTCGATGATCTGGTTGGCTGGCATCTCAAGCGAGATGACGAGTATTCCTTTGTTCATTTAGTAATGTGGTAAAAGCTAACGCTGCTGTGGCTGGAACTACGCCGTTTCCGAGGAGGCGCAACTCGTCTGTGCGATTGTCACAGGTGACGTACAACTCGGCATCGTCCAGCCTATCGGTAATCCCATCAACGTCTCCACCCAGCGTGGGTTGAGTTTGCCGTTCGTGTTGTGCTGCGCCTGTTCCCGTAGCCTGTGTTTTCCACTGTCCTCCTGCTTGTCCTGTGCCATTGAACATCTGGGCGTTGCCCACGACTCTGGGCGGCTCCCATGCGTGCTGTGGTTGGCCGGGGCGGGAAGGCCATGCTTGAGCACCACAGTAGTAAGTGATTCCTGACTGCCCTTCATGCCGCGTGATCTGTCCTGAAAACCTTGTCGTACCTCCGATGCCACCGGCGACGGCCAAGATGAACACTCGTTTCCGCTGGTGAGGCGCACCGCATTCAGCCGCGCTGAATATTCCCCACGACACTTTGTAACCCATTTCTTCCAGATCGCTGATAACAGTGGAGAGTCCCAGCGTAATATGTCCTTCGACGTTCTCAAATAGGCAAACTCTTGGCTTGAGAATAGCGATGCCTTTAGCAATGTGTGGCCACAAGTGTCGCTCGTCTTCTGCTCCGAGTCGCTTTCCTGCTGCGCTAAAAGGCTGACAGGGGTAACCGCCAGTAAGGAGGTCCACTCGATCTCGAAAGCTTTCCCAAGGGAAGGTCTTAAGATCCGTCCAAACAGGTGCTGCGTCCATGAGTCCCGCTTCCATTTTTGCAACCAAGTTCGCAATGGCGAAGGCTTCGATCTCACAAAGAGCGACTGAGCGCAAAGCTGGGAGGACTCGTTTAAGTCCAAGTTCAATGCCCCCGTATCCTGCACAGAGGCCAACGTGTGTAATTGTTTCGGTAGTATCCACATTATCGTGTTCCATTGCCTGGTCTTGCAGACGTGTGTGAGTGCTGTCCCGTGTACGGCTCAAGCACATAATTCACCTCGATAAGATCTGTCGATTGATTCTCCGGCAGAAGCATAAGCAACTCCATCTTCGAGCCTAGCGCGTCTTTCGGGCCGACACAGACGATGTCCTGCGTCTTCTTGGGACGTGGCAGCTCCACGTTCTGAAGCACGTTAGTGCGCCGAATGAGTACCCAGTCGCTCATGCTTCCTCCTCCCATTTGCCTAGTGTACGCAGGAATGCCTCTGCCCGTTGGCGTGCGGTGGCTCTGTAGTACCATTGTTCTTCAAATTGCTTTCCAATCTCGCGAGCCATTCTCCACAATTGAATTTTGTCCAAAGTTTCTTCCGCCTCATGCATAGCGTTGAGGTCGTTACAAAAGTCCATCATTCGCCGCGTATCAGAGCTGTATGGGTGATCCCATAAGCCCGTTACTTCTGTGATCCGCTCGTTAATTTGCTCGTCAGTCATAATTACGCCTCCTCCCATCTTCTTGGCAGCATCACGCGCATCGTTGGCGGCCCGGGCCACACATCTTGGTCTAGGCACAGCTTGTACTGCGCTAATGTCACATCAAGCTGATCGTTCGCGATGTCAATGAGTTCCGTGGATGCCTTCACCCACTGCGACAAGTGAGGTGCTTGCATATCGACGACGAGAAAGTAGAAGTCGATGTCCTCTTGGCCGGTGATTTGCTCAAGACCGTAGGTGTACCAAGCGGCCTGCTTGTCGTAGCCAAAGCCAAAGAATTTGTGGTCGAATTTCGAGAAGTCGCTGGTCGTCTTTAGATCAACGATGGCCGGTCTACCCTTGATCTCGGTGATCATATCGGGGCGCCCCTTGCATTGCACACCGTCGCGCTCCCAGAACATGGAGGCTTCGATAATCTTTGCTGCCGTCACCATCTGGAGCAGTGGCTCCACGGCTGCACAAGCGCCCTCTACACGCGCCCCTTCGTCCTCGTTAAGAATGACCTTGCCAATGTTCTCCTGACAAAAGTTCTCCCATGTCAGCTTGCCTTCCTTGGTGCGTCGATCGCACGCTGGAGCAATAGCGTACTCGCAGCGGGCCTCAAGAGCGAGGCTGTGTACAAGCGTGCCAAGCTCCATCTCGCGGCTAGGCTTCCACTCTTGACGCTCCTTCCACTTGTAGTACGCCGGGCAGACTGCGAACGAGTCGAGGCTGTGCTTCGACAGTCCGTGCATTCCACGGTAAGTTGTCATCTCTAGGTTTTGTAGTAGTTCTGTTTTCATTTTGTTATGGGTTAATTTCAAGCGCACCGCAGCCGACAATCTTACCGGCTCCGTCACGGATGAGTTTGGTTGGACTAGCCAAATCTGTCCTGTTGGGTAGTGCCGTGCGCACATAGCCAGGGACGATGTACAGGATGCCCTTCACGGGGTCAGGCAGGTTGCTGACCTTGGCATCTTTACAGCACATGATGGGTACACCATCAACGTCTGCCACCTTGCTCAGGTGTGAGTGTACTTTCACCGAGTAACCGCTCGGCTCGAGAACGCCGTAACCAGTGATGGTAATGTCGTGAGGTGTAAGGTTTACGAGTTTATTCATTTATTATTCATTTATTAGATTTGCAATAATGTTGAGTGCCAGCATGGTTTTGCCAGATTTGGTTTCACCACCGATGACTACAAAGTCACCAAAGCGTATCGGACAGATGTTGTCGATAGCAGAATAACCAGTCTTTATCCGCATCGACTCGTCGTCACCTGTCTCGTAGCGTGTCAGTGCATTGAGCAGGAGCGCCTTAGTATCCATGACCTTCGGAGGAGCAAGCTCACGAGACAGCCCCTCAACCTTCATTACAACGTCGCTCAGAAGCTCGGGCGTCTGCACGGTGGCATCGCTAATAGCCATGAGCGTCTCGTAAGCTACATGCTGCAAGGTGCGACGTTTAGCCGTGTTCTTGACTATATCCACGAGGTCACCGATGGCGCCGGCGATGGGCATCAGCGTGTACAGGTCGCTTAACTGGTGGAACTCGGTCGCTGGCAGCGTCTCGCGACACTTCTCGAAGATTACGCGAATCTCGGATGACGCATTGCGGGCTTGCTGCTGAAGGATGATTTCGCATACCCGGTGACTGAGCGGGTCGAAGATGTCACTCACCTTGAAGTTCTTCTCGCTTATGTGGTGCAGAAACACCTCAGGATGGTTCAGCGCAATTGAAGCTATGCCGCGCTCGGCCTCCAGTGCAGTTGGCACCACCGTGTCGGGGGGTAGCTCCACCGGCCTGCGTCTACCAGCTTTCTTGTGTTCCATTGGTAGACATTAAGCTATCGCGCTTCAGTAAAGTTTTAATCGGTGTACGCACCATTGACGATGCACGACTGAGCCAGCCGTTCAGGAAGCGCCCCATGCCGCGTGGAGTCTTGCGGCGCTGCGGATCAGCTTCGAGCCAGGCGTGGGCCTTCCATAACTCTTGCTCAACGGTCTTCTCACCGTAGATCGTGATAAAGTCTTTCATTAGTCCAAGTGGTACCTTGTACTCCTTGCCGTCTTGAGTGATGTACGTAATATCGTACAGGCTCATCGTTCGGCCCACATCAGGGTCTTTCTTAAGCTCATCAATCATCTCTTGGACGGACGTGTACCGTCTACCGGATGGCTTAAGCAATTCGCGCTCCTCGTCCGTAAGCATGGGGATGCCGGCCATGGCATCTGCCAAGTCCTGCGCAGGCTGTATGGGATCTGGCGCGACAGTTGCCTTACCTTGACTCGCACTCAACGAATCACAATGCTTCATTACGTCAACCCAATTGCCGGGCTTCTTTGGCTGCGACTCTGGCTCGCTGACGATCTGTGCTGGCTCTTCCAGCGGGACAATAAGCTCGACCTTGGTTCCTGACGTGTATGTTATATTAATGCTGATGTTCATAAAATGTGCGCGTTGTGCAGTCGCGCCCCTGCCTGGTGCAGAAGTGTTTAATCTACAGACTGTCGAGCGTCAGAATTTGGCGAAGTAGGTGTCGCAAAAATCTCTCCCATTTGAATGGGGTATTTGCGCTTATAACCTTCAATCATTCTGATGTACATTTCCATGTTCTCTTCAAGAGATATTTTGCCTTCACTCCAAAGCTTGAAAATTTTGTTTGTTCTGGCGTAAATCACTTGATTAAGTTTTTCTGTTTTCATGTATTTGCTTTAAGGCCTTCCATGCCATCCCTGAGTAGCTTGAAGAACAGTTCGCTGTTCATCGTCACTAGCCAAGGAGTACGGTTCTTCTTGTGAGCGACGATCCAAGCTTTGCCAGCACCATCACGCTCGGCCTGCTCTGTGGCCTTGATGAGATTGAGGTTCTCGACGAACTTCACTTCTTGATGCAGGTTCTTGAGTTCCTCGCAGATCACGTCCGGCGAGTCCGTCCCTCCGGCGAACTGCTGACCACGTCTTGCCGTGAAGCCAGCCGCACGCAACTCATCGCGCCAGAGCCGTTCGCCCCGGCACCCCTTAGCCCTGCTGTTTATTGGCATCGCGTTTACGTTCCAGCCAAGCGTTGACTTCACCTAGATCAAACCGCAGGCAGCGTGCACTGATACGGTGATGAGGGATCTTCCCTTCGCGGCACCACTTCAGGATTGTCTGAAGCGTGACACCGCACAGTACGGAAATGTCTTTAGCTTTTACCACTTGAGATCGTCCTCCTCAAGTTCAACGGGTTCGTCCTTCTTCACCGGCTTCGTCTGCGCTGAAGGGAATGCCTTCGCAAATCCCGCACGATCTGCGGAGATAAAGAGTGATGTGGCAATAGCCTGGAGCTGCTCGGGCGTGACGTTTGCCTGACCGCCAACCCACTCGGCTGCTTTGATGGCTTCAGCCATCAGTTGCGCCGCTTGGAACAGCGCACGCTTGGCGTCTGCTACGGTGAGTGACACAGGCGACGAGGCCTGCACTGGCTTGCGTGGGCCTGCTGCAACTACGGCTGCACCGGCGTCGTCGATGATTGCGCACTGATCGGTGATCTTCAGCTCGTTTTCGCCGGAGTGTGTGCTGTGCTTGACTGAGATGCCCTGCAAGCCCTTCTTGCCTGCTTGGCTCTTAAGGGTCACCATCTGCCCCTTAAGGTCACCCATCTCGTCCGGCAACCAGAACGATGCACGGCACTCGCCGGTGGAGTCCTGAAGGACGCAGTTCTGTACCCGCCAAGGGCCAAACTTACTCTCGCCAGTTTTAGGCGGGAACGTCGCTTTGATCGTCACCCGCATCTCGCCAATGACCGAGCCATCGGCCAGATTCGCTAAGTCGCTAATTTGTGCTACTTTCATTTTTGTTGTGTTTCATCGGTGAACCATTCACCGAATGCCTAGCAAAGTATACGTTGGTCTACTACGCGCAACTACTTTTTTGCTTTTATTTCGTCGTCGTCATCGTCCTCATCGTCATCGTCCTCATCGCCACACTCTTCCATCCAAGAGTGTTCCAGCACTCTTTCCTTGTGCATGAGGTTGATGTGCATGTCCCGAGCGAATCGATTGCCCCAGCCAGCCTCGTAGCGGTTCGTATTGTCGCTATCGTTCTCATCCTGCGCTTGTACGAGGATTTCGCCACAGTCAAAGTGCTCGGACAGAATATCCTTTGCACGTTGGATGATGGCTTGGCGTTCTTGTTCTTCGGGGCTCATATTTTGTAGTGTACTGTAGGCACGATTCTTCCGTCAGTCGTTTTGTGGTAAAACTTCTGTCGTACAGCTTTCTTTTGAGCAAGGATGTTCCGTGTAGCGGTTCTGCCAATTCCAAGCCGTTGAGCAATTTGTGAGAGTGTATACCACCCCGGAGGTGCGGGCTTTAGTTCTAGATTCTCCGCAAGTTGCGAGAGCCAGTCCCCTTCTACAGGGGCAGCTTGAAGCTTCCGTCCTTTAGTTCTTTTGTCAGCCATACAATTGTCTCGTTGTCAGTATATTCGCCCCACGCCCAGCCTCTGCTCCAAGCGGTGGTTGCAATTCTATTTTCCGCATAGCCAGCCATTTCGGGATCTCCCAGCCACCCAACAGAGTAGCCAGTGACACCTTTAATGCGCCGACCTTCAGCGATTTGTACGCGATGGATGTGCCCCATGACAAGCTTGGTGTACTTGCCGTGACACATACGCTCGGCGGAATCACGCAAGGCGTTCTCGCTGTGCAAGTATCCGTGCTGGAAGAGAGCGTCACCCAAGCCAACGAAGCCGGTCTTGAGCTTGTAGTCGTAGACCTTGCACCTGATGGACTTGGCTCGGTCGTGGATCTGGTGATAGACGCGAGTCGCTAGAGCCGAGATGATCGCTTTAGGGTGGCTCATCAGCGTGACAAGCCGGGCCTCGTGGTTGCCAAGCAGGTAGTGCTGTGGTCTCAGCGCCGAGATAAATGCTAAACCATCGTTGAGATCGGCCTCGGGATCTACGGTAGCGTCGTGACTGTCATTGGTGATCGCACCACTACGCAAACACGTCATATCGATGGCATCACCGAGATGCAGCACCGTATCCGGCTTCCATCGGTCACGAAAGCGTAAGACTTCCTTGAGTACAGCTTGGTCCGCCATGAACCCATGGCTGCAACTAACTGCAAGGAAGCGTTTCCACTTCCGTGTTATGTTTGCCATAGGCTATTTGCGCTTGGCGGCAGCGGCTTTCTGCACGGAGTAAGCGATAGCTACAGCCTGCTTAGGCGGCTTGCCATGCTTGATTTCGGTCTTGATGTTCTGTACGAACGCCTTCTCACTTGCGGATTTCTTCAGCGGCATATGCTTTTTCCTTTGCTCTGATTTGCTGTATAACTTCGCGATAAGTTAAGTCTGTGGCTTTCTTGATGGCAGTCTTCTCGTTCGCAAAAATACCGGGCACTTGACGACCAGTCTTATCAAACAGCTTAATTCCGCCATCTGCTGGCTTGATCATCTTATAGCCAAGGCTGTTGTCTACTTTAACGAACCCGCCATTCGGCATTTGTTCGCTGTATGTACTAGACGGCAAAAACGCCATTGCAATACGTTTTTTTTCAAGATCTTCAACAGCCTTCTGGTCATTGTGAATTTCAAATGCATTAATAAACCGCTTAGTTAATGCAAACTCTTCTGGCGAATCCTTTGGCGCTTTGGGGATAGCCTTTAAAATTTTCCGTGCAACTGGAGACTCGTAAAAACTAGCAACTCTATCCAATAGCATTGCTTTTGCAATTGTCTTACCTGCTCCTTGAGCGGCCATTGCTGCCATGGCCACCATGGGGGCAACGGCGCGTTGTCCCGTGTTTGGGTCTGCCTGTAACTCCACAGCCGGAGATGTAAGTCGAAGCATCCGAGTCAACCCTTCAATCTCATCTCTTTGAAGTGTGTTCTTAAAAAAGATGTTTGAGTCCTTCTTGAGTTGATTGAGTCTTTTCTCAACAATTGCTGCGCTTGGCTCCAATGTGGTTTGATTGATCGAATCGCTCAAAGCTTTTTCAAGCATTGCATACTGAGCGTTGCGCTTGCCTTCTGGGCTAAGGTTGTCATACACCAACTTAACCTCGCTTGGCTTGGCGCTAAATAATAACCTTGATGCAGCCTCTGGCTGAACATCTCCGATGTTTAAGGCATGACGTAACGCGCTAACGTCTAATTGACCAGCAGACTCATGCAATTCTGCTGTTGTTGAATCCCACAAATCAGCTTTTAATTTGTTATCTTTCAAGAAATTACGCATGTCATCTTTAATGACGCCATAAAGTCTTGTTGATATTTTTTCAAGCTCTTTAGAATCAATTGCAGCCAAAGATGGATCTCTTGTCATGCTTCCAACTTTATTTCTGTTTGCGTCAACAGAAGAAAAAGATTGGCCCTGTCTTATTGGTTGCCTGTTTATTTCGTTTCCAAACTGATCAAATAAAGTCGGAGGCTTAATAGGAGCACCAGCAAGTCCATCTTTGATCTCTTCGAGCTTGGAAGTGATTGCCGTATGGCTTGTTGGATAGTCCTTTTTTACCCTTTCAATCTCTGCGTCAATTGCAGCAAGTGATTTTTGAACAGGAACTGTTTTAATTGTATTATCCGCTGACTCAACAATTCCATCATTGATTCCTGACAATCGCCTTACGTTTGCTGTTCTGGTAGCGTTTAAGTCTTTTGTAACCTCCGCAAGCGACGCCTGCCCTGGGGTAATTCCCTTGTCAGCGAAGAACTTCTCAATCTCTTGATTCCTAAAGGCAATAAGCTCTTGATCCAGTTCTCCTGCTGTTCCAGCTCTGGCTAACCGCTGAAGCGTTTTGCCTACTGGGCCTTTTGGCGGAAACAAATACGAAGTGGGAATCTGTTGCCCCTTGGCTTCCAGTTCTTGCACTCCAAGCGCCATCTCTTCAGGCGTTAGTCCGGGCGCTCCGGGGTATGTGCCACTTCGCATAGAGGGCGCAGCCATAGTCTTTCCAGTAAGGTAAGACCCACCTGCTCCGCCAGCCATACCTGCTCCCATTTCTATAACAGGGAAAATGTATTCGCGCATCCACTCAGGAGCTTGCACGCCTTCAAGCGCCTGCCTTGTTGCCTCTGATGCTGCTCCGCCGGTTGCTCCAGCAACAGCTTGTCTGCCTGGTTGATCTGCAAGCATCTTACCAACCTCTGCGGCTACACTGCGCTCGCCTGTAGCAGCTTGCGTCAATTTTGTAATTGCACTTCCAATTCCCCTAGTTGCTAAAGCTCCAGCCGTGCCGCGCGCCATTGCTTCTGTTAATTTAGCCTCTTGCGTTTTACTTTCAGGCAATCCAATGGATGACAGAAACGACTGAATCGTTTGACTTGGCGGTGTATAGTCAGTGCCAAGGTATTTGTTGATGACAAGCACTGCTGGATCTCCAAGCACTTGTGTTGCCTCTGCCGCAATTGCCATTAATCCCGCTCCTACTGGAGGCGTAATAAATGGAAGCGCAGTTCCAATAGCAGCTCCTGCAAGTGCGGCAGATGCAGTTGGGCCAGCTCCACGAATGTACGGCGCAGCAGCCTCTAGCGCACGCTGTGAGAGTGACGGCACGCCTTCTTGCTGGCCGGGCTTGTATTCATTCAGCGCAGAAGTAATATCCTCGTTTGTTGCGTTGTCTGGAAACTCAACGATACTGCCATCTGGAAGCTGTACTTGTTGCGCCATAAAGTGCTAAGGAATTACGAGTTTACCAGCGGCATTGTAGTATGCCTTTTTGAGTGATCCAGCACCTTGGGTAGGTGGTGCAGCTTCAGTTCTAACTGGAGCACCTCCAGGGCCAATAGAGAAGGTTGCCGCCGTGTCTGACCTAGCAGGAATGCTCTGCAAGTCCTCGTCGGAAAACTGATCAAGCGGCTGTAGCCCTGTGTTTTTGCGAACCCAATCCCTCGAAGACATGCGCTCAAAACGGCTCAACTCTTTATTGCGACTTGATGATATAGTGTTATAGGCTCCTTTTGCTTTTTTAATATAAGCATCTGGATCTGCCATGAATGAATTTTTTAAAACTGGGTCAGTTTTAATTTCAGCCCATGTCAATGGATCATACAAATTCTTCTTGTTTGCAGATGCCCATGTAAAAATAGTTTGAGCTTCAGGCAATCCAAGAATAATTTCAGCAGGTTGCAAGGCGTCTGTTCCGCCTGTTCCAGCGGACTGAATCATCTTTGGTAAGATCGTAAAAATGCGCTGCATCTTTTCCTGTGGATCTTTAATCTTAGATGCCGCATCAAGCTCTGTTTTAATATTTTCAATAACAAAATCTCTTTTCCCAAACGCTGGAATAGACTCCATTATTTTCTTTGCTGGTTCCGTTTCTTCAAACCTTGGCATTTTGGGAACATCAGCATCCAGCTTGTTAGTTAAGGCTTTGTTGATTATTTCAGCTTGATCTTGATATTGAAACATTTTGTTTGCAATATACTCCATGCCGCGCTGTCTTTTGCGTTGCGAGTCTGCATATGCCTTTTGATATTCATCGTAAGCAGATAACTGTGGAGTTTCCGTGCCAACCTGTGCAGAAGGCTCAACAGGCGCACGCAACTCGCGAATGCTTGTGCTTGGTGCAGCTTCAGGCGTAGTGGCATTAAACGCCTGTAAAATTTGATCAATCTGTTCAGGTGTATACGGCATAGCAAAATTATCTGAATCCAAACTCTTTCATGTCTTGCTCTGTTGGACTTATTCTTCTTGCCTTATAATCTGCACCGTATTTTTGAATCATACGACGTTCAAGCGTTCCAACAGCATCTTGCAAATTAAACTCAGATCCGGGCATTGGAGCGGGTGCTTTAGGAGCAGTTCCGGCACTTGATTGATCGCTAACTGCTGCGTCTAATCCTGAAGCAACATCCACCATGTTTGGAACTGGCTTCCTTCCAGCTATCGTGCGGTCAAATAAACCCTTCTGCTCAGCCTCAATCTGCTGCATCTTGTAGTACTGCCCTAGAGCACTGCCGGTATAGCCTTTCACATCACCCCAAAACTGAGCCTTCTCTCTTGTGCCCATGTTCTTGTACACGTCACTATTGACTGTATTGTCGATGCCAGCCGTCATTTCTGGAGGAAGATAACCACCTTCCTTCATCGTGTTGTAAAATCCCTCTGAGGTCTTAATCTGCGACTGCATCTTCTTGTAGTCGCCATACGCTCCGGCAATCGACGACGCCGCACTCGTAAGCCCCTGCGCAATGCCCTGGCCCATTGCCAGCATGCCCTTCCCCTCGATCTCCCCGGCTCTAGCGTAAGCGTCTGCGATTCCCTGCCCCATCATGCTCATCGCCTGAGGAGCTGGCGTATTAAAAAGTTCACGAGGTCTTGCCATAAAAATTACCGTTTAATCTTTGAGTCCATCCACAACTTGATAAACCACTTTACGCGAGGCTTGTCTTTAATAAAGCCTGCAAACCATTCACCGTACTTAATGTACGTTGCTCTAAGCCATTCTGGCGCTTCGTTGACCATCCACTCGCGGAAGGTCAGCCAGTCTGGATTGGTGCGTCCATAAACCTCGCGGGCTACCCAGCACAAGATTGCAGCACCGCCAAGCAACCCGCCTGCTGTTAACGCTCCACCGCCAAGCGCCCCAAACATACCAGACTTCCCAGCACTCTTTGCTGCTTCAGCCTGAGCCATTCCGGCGGCATACTGCATCTGTGCGTTGTACGCACCGTAAATGCTTCCCATGCCAGTCTGCGACTCAGGGTTGAAGTACTGTGGGCCAGCCTGCTGCTGTGCCATCATCGCGTTCTGTGCGGCCTGGCCACTAAACGAACCGGCGTACATCGGCTGTTGGTAGAACGAGGTCAGCGCAGGAGCGGCCTGTTGCTGGAAGTAGCCACCCAATCCTGTGCCAAGGGCCACAAGCTGCTGCTCCCGGGCCTGACGTGCGTTGTAGCGGTTCATCACCTCGGCAAGGTTGCTCTGTCCGCTTAGTGACGTTCCCCGAGCTGCGTAGCCTGCCCTAGCCTGCTGGTCGAGCATGCGCTGCTCTTCTGGTGACAATGCTGCCCCGTTAGCCTGTAAGCCAGCTAGTTTTTGTTCTGTATATCGCTGAAGAGCTTGATTGATGCCGCCAACACCTTGCGCCTCTTGAAAGGCCTGAATGTACTCTGGGGCACGCTCCTGCAAGCCGCGCAACTGCGCTGCCTGCTGTGACTTCATGTAGTCTTCCTCTAGCGCGGAGTAAGACGGCTGAAGCTGTTTGTACAGTTCAATCTGACTGGTAGCGGCCTGCTTGGCAATTTGATCCTGTAGAGTCTGATACTTGGGCTGATAGATCTTTTCGCTCTCGTACACCCTCGGAGCAAGATCAATCTGCGCTTGCAGGATAGATCGCATGGACTCCTGATAGTTAGGAGCCGCTGGTGCCGATACAACTTGAGTCTTACTTCCGCCCATATAAAAGTCTTTCTAGCTTTTGAGGAGTGATCTGTGTGGCATGATCATGTCTCCATGCCCAAACTTGATTGATAGGTACTTTACGTTGAAAAAACTGCCCAAACATTTCACCAACTGCCTCAGGCTCGCTTGCCCATGCCATGTGGATCGTCCAGACGCCATCCTGCTTGCGCCACTTCCAGTTGAAGTCGCTAACGCCGGGATGGGTGGTTGAGACGCCTGTGATCTTGCCGTCCCGCCGAGCAACGTAAATGCTGTCATGGACACCATAGAAACTAAGATAACCATCCACATCGTCTCGGGATACCTGTCCCAGAAGCTGAATATGGTTGCGGCATTGTTCATAAAGCGTGTCTACAAGTTGTTCCCAGTCTTGGACTGTCATTAGGTTTTGACGATAAACATCAAGGCTACGTTGCGTGGGCGCGTCTCGGCAGTGCCAGTTGAGCTTGTTGCTGTAACACTATATACGATATTTGGCCTTGAGTCCGAATACGAGGACACTCCGCCTATTGATGAAACAAATGACAAAGATGCTTTTTCGTAAGTATGAGTGTGAGCCTGCATGGACTGCGCTTGAGCAGACAAAAGCGCACGATTAACGTCAATGTCGCGGCCATTATCCCATCCACGGATAAATTCACCTCGCAAATCGGGAAGGTTAGTCCCAAATAACGCGATAAGGTTAGGATAGCCAGACGTAGACTGTCCATTGCATTCTAGCCACCCCGCCGGAACCGTGTCTGTACCCCACATTACAATTGAACCAGACAGCACGGTAGCCGATGCTATAGCATCTACATATCCCCTGCTTGCCGCTGTAGCCGCCGTGGATGGCGTGCTGTTTACTAGTATCAGCGGCCCAGTCATCGTTCCGCCAGAAGTTGGCAAGAAACCATTAACAATAGATGCAAATAGCTGTTTAATGCTATTAATAGTATATTTAAATAAGTCGCCAGTTCTTTCGACTATAACATAATCATTCTCTTCAGGAGTGCTTGTGGGCTGTGCAGAGATAGCACCGGGAAGTAGTTCCGCATTATCAACATGAGCATTCAAGTTTGCGGCAGTCACTTGATTAGTACCCGGAGCTGGGTAATCGACGTAAGTTGTACCTTTTTTGATCTGTAATCCGGGCATAATCTACTCCTGTGAAATCATTGGTCTATTGGTTGCTATAGCATAAACAGCAACACTCTTCAAGGCTGGTCTTCCAACTACAAAATTAACCGTGCAAGCTATCGACGTTCCACGAGCAGCGATGCGAGGGCGCAAAGTCCCGTCTGAAGTGCCGCTAAAGCTGTACTCAAGCACAGTCTCGGTGGCATCCGGGTCGTAAGTAGTCGAGTCAATCCGCACAAAGTCGTTTGCGACGTTGTTAAAGGTAAACTCGCCTCGGCTAAACCGCTTCTCGGAAGTCCCCCCAAAAGCGTACTCCCTAGTCTTCACAGACGCAGGAATGTGGACGAAGTTCTGTGTGCTGGCTATCAACGTCGATGGTGTAATCTGAGACGACTGCGGAAACAGATTGAACGGTAGCACTGGCAGCGCGTTGGATGTGTTGAACTCGTCACCCTCGACCTGCTCCTCTGACAGGAACACGCCACCGTACTGGCCAGAGCCAGCAAAGTTGGTGATGATCATCAGCCGCCGTTGATTAATATACGCAGACAAGATCAAGTTATCTGAGAATAACCCAGTAGGATAATAGTCAATCGACTCCCAGTTCTGGTTCAGCGTATTGTATACAAGGATCTTGTCGTTCCTTACTGACGGAGTTGTCCCCGTAATAGTAGGCATCGCAATATAGAAGCGGTTATTATAGTAAGCAGCTACCGAGTTTTGAACAGAGTCGTAGTTAACAGTGTCAAAGAAGTCTGCAATTGGCTCACTGAGCGGCAGCGTGTTGCCTAACAACTTTAAGTCAAGCTGGGGCGTCAGCATGTGAACGCCGTTGGCAGACAGGAAGAACACGAACTGGCCGGCAGCTACAATCGAGCGCCTAGCCAAGCAGCCGATTTCAGTCGTAACCACCGTTGTGCTGCTGTTGGCACCGGGAGGTGAGTTAATGTCAAAGTTGTCAGTCTCTACGAAAACAACGTATATGCTGTTGGTCATAAAGACCAAGAACTGGTCCTGCACCCACGGCAGCACCCCTACAATCGAGTCGTTCCCGCCGGTATTGATGACAAAGTTGTTCAGCGTCGTATCGCATTGCTCACTTAAGATGTCACTAACAAGCATCTGATAGTCGCCATACTTGAGAATCAAACGGTTCTGAAAGTACAAGCCAAAGTCCGCACAAGGCACAGATTGCGTGATGCCTGTAACCGTTCCACCATCTACGGTAAACTTTTGCTCTGCGTAAACTAGATCCGCAAGTCCATCTTGCCATACAAGCGGCGGCAATCCCCGTCGAGCTGTCCACCCTGAATCACTTGGCCGTGCCGCAAATGTCGAACCAGTGTTGTTTTCCCACTCAAAAGTAAACGTAGTTGGACTAGTTACTGTGATAACATAACTGCCAGTAACCGCTTGTCCGGGGCCATCGCTGCCGTCCGTTAAGCCAACCGTAACTTCATCATTGGTCGAATAACCGTGTGGCGTTTCAGTCGTGATTGTAATTATACCCGTTTCGTCATCTAATATACTGGCATTTGATTCGGTAGCCGCAAACGTCTTCTTGTCGTACTTGCCGCGAAAGATAAATATCTTGTTTAAGGCCGTAACAACGTCACAAATGCCACCTTCTTGAATTACACGATCTGGAGGAAAGTCATAAGGCCCATACAACACCTTAATATCTTGCCCTTGAGCAGGCTTGTACAGGTACATCCTGTCCGTAAATACCAATACAATGTTGTCGCGCCCGTCAGCGTCAACGTACAAACCCGAGCCAACCATTATCAGGTTGATAAGGTCGTTGTCAGTAAGACGTTTGGTGCCCTTCCGAGGCTGGGCAATGCCGCGCTGAAGTCGAGTGTTGAAGCACGCTTGCAAGATGCCGGGCCGCAAGTTTGCAGGGTCAAGCCTACTGGCAAAACCCAGAAACATGTCATCACCTTCTGCCTGTGCTTCTTGTGCCATTGTTACTTAGGTGCAATCATCTTTCTTACAGCAAACACTGTAGGAAGCATGTAATTCTCGGACTCTGTTTCCGATTCTTCGCCTTCTCCGGCCAGTTTACCAAGCTTATCAGCAAGCCTCTGTAGATCATCGCGAATCTCAAGCATACGTTCCCTGTGCATGTCTTCCCTCTCGGAGTCATCCTCCTCTTTTTCCTCGTAACCTTCACCGCAGCCGCATTCAGAGCATGTTCCATCTGACTCCATTGGGGACTCACAGTCTGGACAGCTACGGCCTTTTTTGCCGTTTGGGCCGTAAAGAATGTCCATCATTGATTTCATTGACTTAGGCATAGGTTAGGCGATTAAAGATTTGTTGGCTTCCTTGCGAGTGCGGAGCTCAGCAAGAGAATAAGGAGTATCGTACTCAAAATGAGGCGCATCGTATAGCGATTTAAAGTTGCCACCCCAGCGCAGCTTGTGCTTTGTACACAAGGTTGAAGCGTGTTTATGCATAAGGTCAGCGAGCTTTGCGTCAGCGGGTGTGCTGCCATCCATGTACACTTTACCCTTGAATACGCCGCAGTCGATGGCGAGTCCGAAGTTGTGCATGGACGATCCTGGCTTGGCATTAGTCACCTTTGGCCCCGGAGCCGTGCGCCCTTTGGCGTACAGCGCCGCTTGTTCCTCGAACGTCCTAGTTCCGCAGATAACCTTGTAGTCCAGTCCATTTTGAGCAACCAGTTCTTTAGCGTCCACGATGAACGCGATAAAAGCGTCCCTGACTTCAGGTGACAGCGTCGCTATGAACTTGGCTGACCGTTCGTCAATCATTTGCGGAGCAGTTTGTATATCTTAGCCAGCGTATAAAAGATTGCGGCAATGCCACCCAAAATGCGAACTGTCTGCTCGATCTCGCTTAAAGACAATGCAATTGCGGCTACGTTTATGCCCAAAACAGAGCCAATTTCTTTAAGATCGTCTAACATTTCACCGGGGCTTTCCATTGCATTACCTGTGTTGAGATTGTTTGGCGACAGAGGCGGCATCGAGTAACTCCAGTTCAAGTTTCTGGTATCGGGAGTCTGAATGCCATTTCTGCGCCACCTTAGCAGTGTACGTCTGACCGGCCCGAAGCTCAAGTATCTCCTTGCTGGGTGGATACAAGTATCTTGCTGGAACGTGTGAACTGGTAGCGCAACCTGTCAGCCAAAGCATCACGGCCACTGGCCCTAGCTTCAATGATCTGAGTTTCGATATCATCGCAGTACTTAGCTATGTCACGTTCCAACTCCCATGAAGCCCGTTTAGCCTTGATCTCCAACCACAGGCGTACTATTTGCAGCAGGCTTGGTATCATTTGATTCCTTTCGGAAGACGTTGATCATGCCGATTAATGCCAACCCAGTTGTCAAGATGGCCTCCTGCATCTCTGGGTGCAACTTTAGGCCAACTGCTGTGAGTACAGCAAACAAACCGCGCCATGTGGATGGCTCTTTGAGCCGTTCTAGTAGGTATTTCATAGGATTAGCACTTCCAGCGTTTCATACTTGCCTTAGCCCGTTCTGCTGGGCCTTTAGCCTTGGCTACGACACCAGCCATTCTAGCACAGAAGCTCTTCTTGCGGCCAGCTTCAGCTTTTGTCTTTGGGTTGGGAGCGGGAGCCTTTAGGTTGCTGCCTGTGGCCCTGTTGTATTTGGCTCGACCTTTGGCTGTAAGTCCTGCGCCTTTAGACACGGGAAGCTTTTCACCTCGGCCAACTGCTAGGGATACGGATTTTCTTGGCATAAATTAAGGGATAACAACCCAAGACAAAGACTCCTCACTCCAAGTATATCTAGCGCCATCAGTTGGATAAGGCACAGGAGGTTGCCAGTGACATGTTTCCTCGTCTAGCACCCATGATGGATACGGTTGCGGAGAATAAAAAGCATCCCTGACGCTATCATAAATATCTCCAATTCCAGCGTAGTTCTTTCGTAAAGGACGTCCTTCTGGATGTTGCCCAGCGTGTGTGTTGTAGCTGGTCTGAACCCATTGACCGGGAATAGAGTCAATAAAGTCTTGTTCCGCAACGATAACTCGTTGCACTACACCGTCGATGATTTCAGCAAAGTGTGCCATATTTTAAGAAGTAAATGTCAATCTGCCAGAAGAAGTAAATTCGTGATATGTGTAGCCGCCGTCTTGCGTGATGGTGCCTCCAGTTGCGCGTGGAGTACCAAGGTAACGGACCTTTACAACGCCAGAGCCGCCATTTCCTCCAACTGTATATTGAAAGTCAGCGCCACCACCATTTGGCCAACCAGCTCCACCACCACCGCCCGTGTTGACAGTTCCAGCTTCAGCAAAAATACTTAAAACAGAATTTGCCCCCCTTCCGCCTCCTCCTGCACCACCGGAGCCACTTAGGTAAGGACCACCTCCTTCAGGTGCGGTTCTATTTCCTCCTCCACCGCCTGCTCTGGTAATGCTATCAACCCAAGTTAATCCATCCCCGCCTTTTGCTGTTGTGCCTCCAGTCGCTCCAGCTTCGCCTGCGCCACCTCCTCCACCGACATAACCAAAAACATTCTGCCCGGATCCTCCGTTATTTCCTTGTCCAGCAGTTCCAAGTCCAACAGCATTGTTGCGATGTGCTCCAGCTCCAGACCCTCCATTTCTAGGAATACTGGATCCTCCTCCAATAGCAAATATAAATGAGTTGTTTGATTGGAAAAATGTATTAGATCCTCCAGTGCTAAATCTGCCGCCAGCTGCATCGTTACCAACTCCTCCAGCGCCAATATAAATGTCATAAACTGCTACAGTTTGCGCTGTAAGTGTTCCAGATAAGTATCCTCCGGCACCTCCGCCGCCATTAGCAAAATCAAGAGCCCCATCAGCACCAGCTCCACCACCGCCGCCAGCAACTGCAACGTAATCCAAATTATATGGCGTTACAGGAGGTGGAGTTATAGATGGCGGCTTTAATGATCCTAAATATGCAATCATACAGTAGCGTCTCCTGCAACTACCCAAGAATCTGAGGCAATTTTAATCAATGAAATTACTGCATAAAATCCAGATGTTTTGAATCCATTTTTTCCATAAAGCGCAATACCTGATGTTGGAGTAATAGTTACATTTCCAGTATTGGTTTGCATTACAAGAATTTGCGTTCCTATTGGAAAGTTTGAGTTTGTCGTAGCCTGAAGCGGAATTGTAATTGTGGCTGGATCCGTGCTATTTACAACAATTAATTTTCCAGCATCTGATCCGCTATTAATGTGTGTAAGTGTATAGCTTACAGTTGTGCCAGTCCGATTGTTAATCAGCACCATTGACGTCGCAATCGGGTTTCGCGTCAACCCAGCAGCAGGCGTCGAGCTGGTCACATACATCTGCTGGTTGTCCCACTCAACAGCGCCAAGTGTGGCAGCAGTCAATAGCGCCTGACTGGCTGTAGTCGAAAAGCTAAACGGGTTAACCGTTGTTGAGTTTGCAGCAAATGTTTGCTTTTGTGTAAATGTGTTAGCTGCGTTTGTAAGAGCAAAGCTGGCTCTTTGCGCAACAGCAAGTGCAAGCAGTGGATCAACGCCAACAAGATATGAAGTGTTTGATGCTATATTTCCTGCAATACTGAAAGTAAACCCAAAACTACTTGTTCCACCTTGAATGCCAACTTGTCTTGGCCCAGATAACGTCCCGGTAAACCAAGAAGGACGAGTAAATACCGCTGAAACTCCAGCTGCTCCAAGCGTAGTTACAATCCATGGGCCATTTTGCGCTGTTGGAGTTGTTCCAGCAGCTAACCCTTGGCCAGTAAGAAAAACTACATCATTAAGCTGCAATGTTCTTCCGTCGTAAGTTGGAAGTGCTCCAGCAGTAACTGTAAATGTAGTTGTGGTTGTGTTTTGAACATTAACATTATTTTGGGCAGATCCTCCCGCTGTAGCTCCGCTTGCCAACAAAAATTGCGTTGGACTAACAACAGTTTTAATCGCAATAGTATTTAACCCAGCAACATTAAACACCATTCCCGGAACTATTGTAAACCCTACCGGAGCTGAGGAAAGAGTAATCATGCTGGCTGTGGTCAGCCCAGCCCCAAGCGCCCATGTGTTTAAATTTACAGTTCCTGCGCTTGCTGGAATAACCTGCGTGTTGTGACGAACAACTGCAAACTGCATTCCTTCGCCAGTTCCACCGCCACCTGAAATTGGAGCAGTAGTAAGCGAGCTAACACGCCCATATTCATCAAGGGTAATAACTGGCACTGCCGAACTAGATCCTGCTGTAATTGCCCCCGGCCCTGTGGTTGATAGTGCAATGGTTCCGCTAGAAGTAATAGTGCCACCAGTCAACCCGTTGCCTGCGGTTACGCTGGTTACGGTTCCTGTTCCCGGAGTAGTGGCAGGTTCCCATTGTGTTCCATTGTAGACCAATGCCTGTCCGCTTAATGGAGTTGTGGAAGATACTGTATTGCCTTGAATCTTTGCCACTGTTGGACTCGGATAATTCCCAGACAAATCTCCTCCAGCCGCTGCTGTTGCGCTTAAGGCGCCAAGATTTGTTAGTGCTGCTACTGCCGTTGTGGCCCCTGTGCCGCCACCGTCGATTCCAAGCACGCCAGTCAGGTTGAACGTGCCATTGTCGGTGATCGCCGTAGTTGGCGTGAACGACAAGCCGGACACCTGGCTAGTCATAGCAATGCTCGTAACTGTGCCAGCGCCAAGCTGCGACAAGGAAGCCGTCTGAAGCGCACTGATACGCCCGTAAGCATCCACGCTAATTACTGGCACCGCTGTACTCGATCCTACGTTCGACAGCACTCCCGGACCAGCCGTCTGTAGCGCAATCGTTCCAGTTCCAGTAATCGTGCCACCTGTAAGGCCCGTGCCAGCCGTAATGGACGTTACCGTGCCAGATCCTCCAACAGCAATGGCCTCAGTTGTAAGCGCGGTGATTTGACCGTAGATGTTGGTCGTAATAACAGGCACTACCGAAGATGACCCTGCGGTGATGGCAGAAATCCCAGTAGTAGCTAGTGCAAGCGTGCGACTCGTCGAAAGATCGCCCCCACCAGTCAAGCCGTTCCCTGCAAGAACACTTACTTCAGACATGGCCAGCTTACTCAGCGAGATAGCCGCGTTGGTAGCTACATCTTCGTTAAGCAGCTTCGATGCCGGAGACTGGAACACGCCATTGATGATTTTTACGAGGCCACTGCCGCCCACAGATGGGATGGTTGTGTGAACGTGCGAAGGCTGTGTTGCGCCAAAGTTAAACGTGATCGTCTTATTGTTCTGTGTGGCTTTCCCTAAGAACTGGATGTACAAACGATCATTGAGCGCAACAGTTGTCTGCGGCAATACCACCGAAGCGATGTACTGTGCAGTTACCGTTGGATCGTAAATCGAGATGTCGTCTGATGTGGCAAGTAGTGTTGCAGTCGTGCCGTCATACTTGAACACCTTAAGCTGGACGATTGTCTGATTTGACGTAGTTCCAGTTGATGACGCCCAGAAGTTGAAGTCAAACAGCCCGGCTGGAATGGCTGTGATGTTCGGGTCAAGAACGTCAGTGACAAAGTGGACTACTAGATCGTATCCAGTTGTAGACAAATTACCAGATGTATAACTAGTTCCAGTCGTGTCTGATACACGTCCAAGTTCTTTAACAAGCGTTGGCGTTGTGGGAAGCCCGGTCGTTGGCGCGTCTGCTGCCGTATTGTAGTTGAAGAAGAACATCTGTCCTCCACCACCAGATCCACCATTTGGCACTGCTCCCGCTATCCAAGTTGACGTTGCCGTGTCGTACTGTAGCACCTGCCCATCGAGCGGAGTTACGTTGGTGACAGAAATACCTTGCAGCTTTGCGACCGTTGGGTTGGGATAATTGCCAGACAGATCTCCGCCAGCAGCAGCCGTGGCAGACAGTGCTCCGAGATTAGACAACGCAGCGACAGCGGTCGTTGCCCCGGTTCCGCCTTGTGAAAGCGCAAGGGGCGCGGCGGATGTCAGCGCAGGCTGAAGCGTGCTAATCTGCGTTGTGGTTGCGTAGCCTCCAAGTTGCGTCGTTGTCGCAAACCCTGAAAGTTGTGCTGTTGTGGCAATGCCGGAAAGCTGTGAAGTGGTCGCGTAGCCGCTTAGTTGCGCCGTAGTTGCAAGACCAGAGATCTGCGATTGTTGAACTGTGTTTTGGTTGTAGTTAACAACAATAACAGTGAGGTTGTCGCCGCCAACTGCAATCAGTCCGTTCGTGGCCTTAGTTACACTTAGGATTTGTCCAGAACGAGTTTGCCCATCACCAATATTAAGAGTGATTCCCTGTTTAATCGCATTCCCACTAAACCAAGTTGGGCGAGTCAGCACAGCACCAGAAACGCCGCTTACGTTCATCGTGGTTACAATCCACGGCCCGTTTTGTTTCGGGTCTGCTTGACTTGTAAAAACAAGAAGATCGTTTAACGCGATGTTTCTGGTGTCGCACTGTGGGAGACCAAATGTCTCGTAGGTAAACGTGTTTGGAGTTACGCCGGTGTTGGATGTTCCCGAATGGTTTACGGTGGACGCACATCTTGCTTGATAGTGCCCGGTCGCAGTAGATTGCAGCGAACCGTCGTAGAACAAGATTCCCTTGCTATCCACAGACAACGCCGCGCCTGTGCCGCTTTGTGTAATTGCAACAGCAGGAACAGTACTGTTTGCTGCAAATGTAGCTGCCCGACCTGTGCTGCTTGGATTAACCACAAGCGAGGTTACCGCTGTACCAACGCCAATAGTTTGCTGCTGATTAAATTGGTTGGATTGAGTAAGCCCAGCAACAGCCACAGCAGTTCCTGTGGTTGGAGAAAATGTAAGTTTGCTTTGATTGCTAATCCAAAGGTCGCCGCCAATAGTCGAGTTTACTGTATCACTAGGCAAAGCACTGCCAATGTTGGCTTTTGGTTGATCTGTGGTTGCCGCCATGATGAGGCGACCTTCCATTGTCGAGCCAGACTTGAGCACATAAGCGTTTAGCTGTTGCGTATCAATCGCAGGAACCTGTGCGGAAGTAATGCCGCCAAGGTTGGTCAGCGCACTAACAGCGTCTGTCGCTCCAGTTCCACCTTTGCTGATAGCAATGACATCACTGGTTGCTACAGCTCCAATAGACGCAGGCGTAATAGCAGCGATTTGCGCGGAAGCGAGGGCTTCGACTTGTGCGCTATCTGTAAGCCCGGATATTTGATCCGTTGTAGCCAGTCCAGCAACAATAAGGCTCTTTGCAGCGGTCTTTGTGTCGCCCCCTTGGTTTAAGACAACAATGTCATTGTCATTAACAATGCTTGCTACAGGAAGTTGTGAGATCTTGATGTCTGCCATAACTTTATTTGAGCTGCAAAAATAAGCTTAACAATACTAGCTACGAAGTAAATGCGATTGTGCCAGAGGTGATAAATGTGTGCACTGTATTTGATGAAACAGTTGTAGTGGTATTGCCAGTTCCAGTAATGGTTGCACGCGATGTTGTGCCTGCGTACCAAATTTTAACAATTCCTGATCCCCCTGAGCCTGAAACATCAGCAACATCATTATAACCTCCACCGCCACCACTGCCTGTGTTAATTGTGCCGTTTCCTGCAATTTTATTTGTGCTTCTTGCCCCGGCTCCACCGCCTCCAGTTCCACCTGCTCCACCTGCACTTGAACCAATCATCGCTCCTCCTCCTCCTCCAGCATAGGTTGTTGGAGTGCCTGCAACTGTCACAGATCGGCCTGCGCCGCCTGCGCCTGCTGCCGTTGATGCTCCATTTACTCCCACCGCTCCCGCACCTCCTCCACCTGCTGTGCCACCTCCAACAAATCCAGTTCCGCCATTATATCCTTGTACTGGAGTTAATGCAGGAACATTTCCAAGGCCGCCATTAGGATAATCAATGTTGCCCGGCCCACCACCACCACTGCCTCCAGATAGTGCAACTCCCCAGTTATTTGACCCACCGCCACCACCGCCGCTTGTTGAAATTTGAAAAAAAGAAGAAGATGAACCGCTAACTCCTGAGCCTTGACCAAAACCACAAGGCCCGCCTCCAGCGCCAACAGTTACCTCTATTGGAATATTAGCTGGAACAGTGAAATTACTTTCCGTGAACACACCTCCTGCGCCACCTCCTCCGCCATCAAACCCACCTCCACCTCCACCCGCAATAACCATTGCGTTTATTGAGGCGGTTTGAATCTGGCCTAAAGTAATTAATGATTTAGCAAACATTAGTATGTGTAATTTTTAATATAACTTGCATACCACCTTGCCCCATCGGAAACAAAAGAAAATATATCAAGTCTTCCGGCTGTGGCAGTCATTGTTGGCGCAACGCCACCGGGCCAAGAAATATTTCCAGCAGGAGAAGTTACAAACGTAGCAGTGCCGTTCCCTGTAGATGGCGCTTGTTTTAAGTAAAGCACAAATGACTTTCCGGCACCCACTGGAGGCAGTGTGAATGTACATGCCGTTGAGGCTGTAAGAGTAGCTGTTAAAACCGTGCTGCTTGTAATATTAAGGGTTGCAGTTGTTGTTACAGTACCAAGATTAGTGTTTCCTTCAATGTACCCGTTGATAGTAGGAGTCGCAATCGTTGGGCTTGTATCAAGCACAGCCGAGCCGGATCCGTTAACTCCACTTGCAAACACAACCGATCCGCTTCCTACTTCATCTGTAAGCGCAGCAGCCAAGTTCGCGCTCGATGGCGTAGTCAAAAACGCCGAGACGTTTGGCCCAAGTGAAGAAATCGACAAGGCCCCGATAGCCGCAGGCGTGATAGCAACAGAAGCAGCGGAGGTAATGCGCCCCTTGGCGTCTACCGTGAACTGACCAACTTGAGCAGCTCCACCGTAAGTCAAAGCAACAACGCCAGTCGTCGTAAGTGCAGGTCCGGGATACTCGGCAGTCAAGTCACCGCTTGCTGGCCCTTTTGGCGTGCGTGGATCGATCAAACGAACATCGTTGCCTTCACAGACTGTGCCAGCAGCAGTTCCAAATGTTGGACGAATCAATACTGCGGTTGCTTTCTTGGTAGTACCATTCTGGACAATCGGAACAATATCCTCATTGTTTACAGCTTCTGCTGGTGGTAGGTTAGAAATTTTGATGCTCATGGATTATCCAATGTTAAGGCGCTGGTTGGCTTCAGTATTAAGAAAATCATCTGCCTGTGTCAATATTCTAGCAGAAATTGGAATGTCCGTCTTTTTATACTGAAATGTCTGAGAATTGCCTCTGACTTGAATGCGGGCAAAGTTTTTGTTTACATCAAGCGCCACATTTGGATTCCGCTTTCTTAGAAATCTCGTAATCATTTTAGTAGGTGTATGCCATGTTTAAACGCTGATTCTGCGCCTGCTGGCGGATAAGAACGTCAATTTGCTGCTGAATTGCAGACTCGGCCAACTGCTCAAGCACCACAGCTTCTTCAGCGCGACCTTCAGACTTAAGAAAGTCAGATGACACAGAGTTGGCCAAGTAATCCCTGAACCTGGCTGGAATCTCAACCTGCTGCCAAACGTCCGTGGTTTGGTTGGCCGGTGTAACACCAGCAATTACGTTTGTCGCGGCAAAAAAGAAATTTCCACTGCTTGCTTTCGTCTTGTCGTTAATGCTATAGCTGCCACTGTTTTGGCCAAGGTCAAAGTAAATCTGTGACCCCGTGGAGTACACTGATGTGCTGTCGTACTTCACACCAAACATGCGCGGCGGCGTCAGCCGGTACTGCACAAACTGCTTCGACGTGTTGAAGGTTCGAAGGTAGTTAACGTCGTCACCAAAGTCCTGCGGAGTCTGATCGGCAAAGTCCTCGGCAATGAACGGCAGCGGAATGGCCTTAGTCGTCTGCCGTGGGTCGTTCGTGTAGATCGCCAAGCCTTGCAGCGAGCCCTGCGGAATCTGGATCAACAACTGCTGGTTGTCCATAAACAACACCTTGGTCGTAAGCGGCGAGTTCGGGCCGTTATAGGTGAAGTAATTGGTGCTAGTAAACTCAACCTCAATCACAACATTTGTAATGTATTCGCCAATGCTGTCAGTAGCTGTTGAGTAGGTGAAATTGTACTGGTTCTCGCCAACAGACGTCAGTGGCCCGTCATTCACAGAACCGTAGAACGGGTTCAAGAACTTTACATACGACTCGCCGACTGTACCAAGCTTGTACCTGTCGTGTAAAAAGTCTTGCAGGTAGATACGCTTGAAGTTGGTGTCAAAGTTAATCCGAGTTGTGTTCGTGTTAAGGTCGTTTTCGGTAAACAGATCTTCATCTTCTTCAGTTGAAAGCGGAACATTGCTTTCTGTAGCAATGATATTTAATCCTGACTCAATTGACTGCACGGGCATGCCCGGCCAAGTGTACATGTACCGCTGCACATCAGGCCACTCTTCGCGATCCCAAATTACAGACAACCTGCGTCCTGTAAAGTCGCGTATTGCGCCGAAAGACTTGTCGTTTAGCGTAGCACGATCTAACCCAACAAGTTGGCAGACAGAAGCAAGGATGTCGCTAAACGGAACGGTCTTCATTGATAAACGGTACGGGAACGAACATTGGTTGGTGTCCAGCCAACGTGGATTTCTTTAGTCCCTCCACTATTGACTCGACACTCGGGATTGTCACGCAAAAACTCATCCATGAACGCTTTATCGTTCCAGCACTCATATCCGAGCTTCTGTCCCCAGAAATGATACGCCGTGGGAGGAATCCTTGCGGTAAGCTGACCCAATCCTTCTATTGACCTGTGCTTCTGCTTATTGATCTTTTCGTTTTGCTTGGCCTGAACCTGCGCTTCAATACGGTTCTTCTGCCAGCCTTTACGCAATTCTTGCTCAAGCTGCGGCACTAGGTCAGTAGGGATTGTAATCATAGTAAAATTGTCCCCGTCTCTCCGAGGTGTCACGCCACTAAGAGGTGCGTTCCCCACAACGATTCATGGCCGTTGCCGACAGCTGTCTCTCCAGCTAGTCACACCACTGCGGAGACCGAGAAATCCCGGTCCGTGCCATTGCCAGCCAGCAGGGCAGGTGTCGCAAAATTGTCTCTGTCTCTCCAGAGTGTCACACCACTTCAAGAAACGCTTTCGCGTCGGGGTAGGTGTCACCAATCAACAACTACTAGGAGGAGTAGTCGAATTTCCCGAGGCCGAGCGGGTTGCCGACAACCAAGCCAGCAACTGCTTCGATCAAGCGAGCAGGGCCACCACCGTAATCTGGCAGTGCAGTGACGTTAGCGACGTTTCCGCCGTAGCGAACCTCGATGAGGTTCATGTCAAGCACAAGACCTTTGTAAGGAGTTGGCGTCCAGCTTGTGCCGGACACGGTTCCGATGAACGTGGAAGGATGCAGACGCACCGTTCCGAAGTCACCCTGGAACACGTCCAAGCTCTGGATGAAGGTGTCAGCCGCAGCGTCACGCTGGAAGGTCTGCACCTTGGTAGCACCAGCAGCAAGCGTGTTGCTGGAGTTGCTGACCGTGGTCAGAGCCGTCGTTCCGAGCAAGCCGGTGAAGGCACGCTTCAGGTCAGTTCCGACGATGGCATCGAAGCTGGTGTAGTGGCCAGTCTGGTCGAAGATCGACTTCAGAAGCCCCTGCACACCTGCGTCCGTCAACCCGCTGGATGCACCAGTGAGGATCGAGGTCGAAGGAGTACGGAAGATCAAAGGGATGTCTCCGGGAGTTGGCGTGCCAGTACCAGCGGTGCTGATCCAGGTCTGCACACCAGCGGTGCGATAGGCCTGAGTCGTGCCGTTGTCCTGCTGCGAGAGCTGGTTCGACGTGAAGGTCGCTTCCATGTCACGCTTGATGCCAGTGATGCCCTTGCTGACGTTGTCAGCCAGTTCGTCACGCACACCTGCGACATCAGCGATGTCCTGAGTGAGGCGGGACACGCGCACTGCACGGCGGAACACCTGTGCGTAGTTCGCGAGTTCAGCGCGGTAACCAACGACGTAGTTGTCGTAGGTGGAAACGTCCGTGCCGTCCACCACACCACCTACCTGAGGGGTAGGAAGCGAGTCAGACTGCCAACGGAAGTACATATTTCCGGGCTTGCTGCCTTTGCGAGCCATCGACGTAAAAGGAGTGTCCTTTGCGTCAACGAGCGCAATCATGTCCATCAAGTCTTCGCGTAGACCGCGACCGCTAAGTTGGGGTTCAGTAAGAAGTGCCATAAATAAGAGTAAAACTAAGTTTGATTGTTAAGGACTTACACAAGTCCCATTGCTTTAATCACGTCAGTCATCCCATCTCTTGAATTGTTCCTAACGAACGATTGCTTGGCTTTCTGAAGATCCGTCTGGGTCGTCCTTGCCGGTGCCGCCTTAATCGACGGTTGAGCAGGGGCGCGTTTAATGGGTGCAACCGGCTTCTTTTGTGCCTTTTTCTCGCCATAGGCTTTGATGCCCATAACAAGCAGTCCAGCAACATGTTTCCAGTCTGCTCTGCGCTTCTTTAGCTCCGGGAACTCACGCAGAATCTGTTGAGCAGTTTGATACTCCTCAGTCTCTGGCTTGCTCCACCAAGGAAAGTCTTTCACTACTTCACCCTCGACGTATGTCTGCTGTTGCAGGTACTCTTCTCGGGCTGGCAGCTCGATTTCCTTGCGCCGAATCGCCAATCGTTTCATGCTGCGAACTTCCTGATCGGTTAAATCCTTCTCAGTTCCATCCGGCAGGGTAATTACTCCTCCGTCTGGGTTCTCTTCGCACCACAAAATGACATCCAACGCTCTCTGGCGCTCTTCCTTCACCTGTTCGATGGTGGATAAGCGTTCGACTGCATCGGATACGTCCACCTGCTTTGCCGGGGCCGAAGACTTTGCAGTCTCTAGCTCCCTCTGCAACTCAGACAGACGGGCCTTTTGCGCTTCCAGTTCAGCTTGAGCGGCCTTCTTCGCAGCAACTAACTTGTTGATACGCTTCTGTACGCCCTTGCTTAACGCACTTTCTTCAGCTTCAGCTTCTTCTTCAATGGGCTGATCGGCTGGCGCCTCAGCTTCAGCTTCCGAGTCCACAATTGGCTCCTCAGCTTCAACTTCAGGTTCAGCCTGCTCCTCTTTGGCGGGAGTCGCCTCCTTCTCGTCAAGGAAACCAGATTTAAGCAAGTCACTAAGACTTTGCTGATCCAGCAAACCGAGTTTTTGTGCAACGGGTGTCGTTCCTGCCTCCTGACTCCCGGCGTCAGGCTGTGTTTGTGCTTCGTTCATGCTAATAGGTAGCAAGTCCTTATATAATCAAACCAGTAACGCTGGTTAGCCCGCTAGTGGCGTTATGCCAAATCTTCGTTATTAGTCAAGCCATTTAATTCTCTTGCTTGCTTTCTTAATTCAATGAGCGTGCTCAAAGTAAGATTGATGCCATCAGCTTGGCCTGCGGAATGTATTCTATCTTCTCCTTTGCAATCTTTACTTATAGCCATCATCCAGTGCTGTTCTTGCAACTGCTCGATAACTTTAAGCACTTCGCTCCAGGTATTGTTTTTCCCTGAAAAGCCAAAGGCGTCCTTTTGATTTTCCGTCATTGTTGAGATACTGGAGTTACGCCAATCCGGCCAATCTGCGCGTTTTGCTGCTGCATAACTGACATTTGCAGGCTCTTAACGTAGTTCTCAAACAGCGCCTTGAAATTCTCATCCTGCTGCAACGCAGCCTGCGCTTTCGGGTTAGACTGCAACACCTGCTGCGCGTATTGCAGCTTGGTCTGTGCAGCCGGGTCGTTCTCTTGGTACAGCGCCTCGTTGCCAAGGAGCATCATGCCGATGTCACTCTGCACGTCCTTGAACATCTGCACGCTGGCCTGCTGTTGGTTTACGATCAATTCACTTGCCATCTCGGGCGCGATAGCTTGGATCATCATCTCGGTAAGGCGCGTCCTGTTAAGCACGCCACCTGTGTCGAGCTGCGCGACCTTGGTTAAGAAGTCGATCTTTTGCGCGATGTACTCCTTGTCCATGTCCATCACGTCAAAGCGGACGTTAAGGTCGAACTCGTTGTGTATCTCAGACAAGCTCTGCGGCAACTGACCGCCAGTGACACGCAAGATCTCTTCCGGGCTCATGTACTGGCAGCACAGCGCAAACATCTGCCGGTAGATGTTACGCCAGCTAAGTAGCCAGCTATTGACCAGCAACTGCTGCAACATCTGCGTCTTAGCCGGTGGCACTACTGGGTTAATCGTGCCAAAGTAAGCTGCATGGTTAGCTTCAACTCGGTTGATCAAGTTAAACGCCACCGTGGGCTCACGCGCAGGCGGCTCCATGAAGCTGTAGTCCGTAGGGCTTACGACAGGCAACTGTACTCCTGGGCCCACCTTGTTGATGGCACCAATTCGTTTGACGACTTTGATGGGAGGTAAAGTCGAGAAGGCAGTATGATCCCGGATGGAATCGTGCTGGGCTTTGACCTCATCTTGATCTGTGCTCGCAAGTTCGGGTATACCACGAGTATCAGTAATAGCGCGGCGCAACTGTTCACGACGGAATTCAACAAACGGGTATTCGCCGTGAGCGTAATCAAGTCGCTGATGGATAGCCCACGAGGCTGCATCTTCTTTTCGATTGGACGCAGCTTGCGGACAAAAAACGGTGAAGTAGATGGCGGGAGCTTTTCCGTCGAGGCTTTTCGTGTAAGCATAAACAACCTCCACCATGTTCATGTAGTTTACGCCGTTGTAAACCAACATGGTCGTTGTTGGGAGCAGGTTGATGTTGTAGAAGGTGCTGCTTTTACCAATCTGCTGAAGCGCACGTTCAACCCAATCTGGATCCCAGCCTTCAGTCGTGATCTTCTCGCGCAACTCAACCTCAGACATCCATGTCCTACGATAGATGACCCGTGATCGCTGCAAATCAGCCGTCTCTGGCGGAACGATGATTTCGTCCCAGGGCTTGAGCGCAACGATCTCAGGAAGATTGCGGCTGACATACTCTTGGTCATACGTCGCACGGCCGGTCGTAGCCATCTCGTTAACCATGCGCTTCGCATTCGCCGCATCCAGATCTGGGATTGCAGCTTGAATGATCGCAGCAGCTTGATCTGGAGCGTCCAAGATCATCTGTGGCAACTCGGCCAACACAGATCCCTGTGCCTGCGCAGCCATCTGAAAAAGTTCTTCAGCGGTAATCTCCTGTGTACGCTTGCTGATGTTCTGCTGCCAGCCTACAAAGAACGCGCTCCAGCCGTACTGCAAAGCGTACTGCGCCCCAAGCTCGGCCTCCTTACGAAGCTCCTGCGGCATCTTAGAGTCGCGAATCCAGTGCAAAAGGTTCGTCGCAATGCCGCTTACCGGCGCATCGTCGAGGGTTACGCCAGACGCCCGGATGGTTGCACGCTGGAAGGCTGTAACAAGCAGTGCGGACAGTTCGTTGCAAGACGAGTCGATAAGCCGGTTCCGAACGTCGCTCGCACCCTCAAACGGCCAAGCCGGGCTACCCTCGGGACGCGCAGTGCTGTGTTTCTTTCCGTCGTCAGTCTGTCCAGCCCAACGAGCAAAACGGATGTTATCAAACTTCGTCACCAAGTTACCCTGCGACGAGTTAATCATCGAGCGGTTGTACTCGCTCAATAACTCGCCGATGTCAGGCGTATCAGAAGCAATAGCTAAAGGGTCAACTGGTGAGATCATGTTAATAACTTCCTGTCATAGACATTCGTTTAGATTGTTTTTCCCAATCTAAGCCGCCAAAATAGGCTGGCTGCATGACAACCATATAGCCTAAAGCGTCGATAGGATCTTTACTAGCACCTTTTTGTCCATCTTGTCCAGTCCATTCCTTTAAACTATAAATTAAGTTCTGGCAAGACTCATGTATCATTAGTTTTGGATGGTTTACTCCTTTTTCCATTGGTTTTTCTCTATCCCATGACAAAAGATCATTGATTAAGAGCACGCGCTCCTCAATTGGCAGGGCTGCGGCAGGCGTAAAGATGAGCGGATTATCAGCCTGACTAAGCAGATCAAGCACGGTTACACCGCCGTCCTTAGTGATCGTCTCTGTGCCAGCGGTTCTTGGGTCAATCCAGCGGTCCACGATCATCTCACGCTTGTCCCCGGCAGTCTCAAGGCTCCAGATAAGCTCGGTGTACTCGTTCACCCCACGGCCAGCACCCGCCTTCTGTGCCGGGCCAGCTCGACCGTCGGGCTTGTCACTAGGCAAAGCCCATTCACCGTAGCTTTGATCGGGCCATTCACGGTAGACCCATAGTATACCGTACTTATCTACTCTAGCCCAAAGCATAAACCAGTTACGCGCACCGGCTGGGTCGATAGCCATGTAGTTGCTACCTTCAGGGATAACCTCTTCAGCGTCACCCTTCCACAAGTTGTGGTCACCGAACATCGGAAACTCGGAGCCAGCCGTCTGATCTGCCCAACCATAAGCGCGGATCTTGATGTCGTGGCTGGAGCGCCCCGAAAGCTCCTGTTTCATGCGCTCCCAGTTGTTGTACGGGTTGAGCTCGGTATGATACCAGATGCAGGCGTGTCGTCCGTAAAGGTTCTCGGCTTGATACGGCATCTCACCCTTGGGTACGGTTAGGACGTTGTTATTTGGCAACAGGGGCGACTTACGGCTAACGGTAACCTTGGCACTGTTGATGTACTCCTTCACGACCTGGGTGTAGCCTTGCACCGGCGTAAAGGTGACAATCAGCTTGCCGGACCGGGTAACCAAACGGTAGCGAAGAGTCTCCAGCCAGTTCTGCGGGACAAGTTCATCGCACCAGACGTAGTCCACCTCGCCACCTTCGACGACTTTAATGTCCTGGGCGTAGTTAAGGAACCAGATCTGGTTACCCATGTACACCGCCGTATTGTCGCTGAACCCGTTCTTCTGGCTAAAACTAATCTGCGTATGATTAGTTCGCTTAATGTTGCGTATCTCAGGCGGCAGGTACTTATAGAAGACGTTCTGCTGGGCAGAGACGCTGGTCATGTGGGTAGTGTGCAAGCACCAGATGCGGATGTTACGCTTACCGTGGCGTTCCTTTACCCAGTCAGGCGCCTGTCCATTGAGGTCAGTGCCGATGAAAGCTTGGGCCATACGCTTGGCGGCGTACTCAGTTTTGCCTGAATTTTTATGTAAAATGCCTCCAATAAAGTAGTTAACATACCCATCAACGGAGATATCCCATACTGTATCTTTTCGTTTATGATAAACCTTGACGAGTCTAAGTTCGTTGTGTTTAGTTAAAGCCCATGAGACCACCCTTAAAATCAATGATATCGCAGACTGAACTAGCCGCCGCAATCGCGCGTGGAGACACCTTACAGAGCATTTTGGATGAAATTCAGCGCTTACATGGTCACAAATACTCAACAGCGTATCTGTCGAAGGTGTGCCGTGAATATAACATCCAATGTCCGAGAAGCGGGCCAAGAAGCGGGAACCTGCACAAAGGATGGCGTGGAGGCCGAATACAAAATAAGGACGGGTACATTGAGATTTACGCGCCCGACCATCCTCATCGTAAAAAACATACTCCTTACATTCTTGAGCATCGACTTGTGATGGAAGCCCACCTAGGACGGTTTTTAGACCCAAAAGAAGTCGTCCATCATAAAAACGAAGTGACGACGGACAATCGGATAGAAAATCTTGAACTGTTTCGCTCCAATGCAGAACATCTTCGCGCAACCTTGAAAGGTAAGTGCCCACGCTGGACGGAAGAAGGTTTAGCAAAAATAAGGGCAGCGCACCAAGGAAAGAAGAGAACCAACTTTTGCTTGTCAGATGAGAAGCGACAAGCCCTCCGAGTCCGATGTCTTTTAGGGAACTCCATCCGAAGGGAGTTGAAACTCGATGCTCTGCCGAACAAAGAATTTGTTCTCCATTGCTTAGAACAGCGCGGTATAAGTTATCAACAGGCTTCTGAAAGGGCTTTGATGCGCGTCCCTGTACTTTCTTCTTAAGATTAAAGTCCCAGGACTCAACGTAAAACGGCTCCGTAATCTGATCTATGCGCCTGTAAACTTTTGCCACAGGATCGTATATCTCCGTTTCACCAGCCAGGCATCTGTTCCCACCAAGGACGACAATCTCGTTAAAGCGCCCCAAGAGCTTATCGGCATCCGGCCAGTGCGGCAGCTCGTGGCCATAGCGCATGGGGTCGTTGAGTTCCGCCTTAATCTTGTTCTCCCGCATCAAGAACAGGTCGAGTACCTTCTCGGGGCCAATGTTCTCGATCATCTCCAGGCGCTGCCGCTTATTCGGCGACGGAAGCGTTGGATGTTCCTCCAGCTTATAGGCTAAGACTTTTTCGATAATTTCTTGATTTTTTTCATCCATACACGTTGACGTTTTCACTACGATGCTCTATATTCGCTCTGTCGTCAAATAACGACCGTGTACCTTCTGCGCCACCTGAAACATCGGACGCACGAGCGACTAAATGGTTCCAGCCATCCCTCTTGGGCTGGATTAAACATCTGCTTCGGCTTCAAAGTTGCAGAGTACTAGCAGTCACGCCTACGAGAAGGGCAAGAGTTTCCCGAACGGGTAGCCATCACTCATGACTGTAATTGCGAAACGAAACGACGACACTTATACGGATCGTTGATCTCATTTTTGTATAGTATTCCCCCAAGATAGGCAGTAATGCTGAGTCTTGGGGGTACTATGCTCACTCGCAACTCTCCTTGCCGGATTGTTTATCTCCTCCGGTGAGCAGCGTTAGCTGCGAGAGTGAGCAGCTGGCGCTTCGACAGTGCGAACGGCAACACGAAGCAAGATCACTAGTGAAGGGGAATATCACTAGAGAGTAAGAACTTCTCCTCAGCTTAAGAACAGATAATCCAGAGTATAGCCAACTCAAACGTGTTAAGCTGCATCTCTTGCGCGTTCACCAGGCTTAAGCACCACTTAAGCGCGATATGCAGAACATAACCTGCACTTAACGCGAACATAAGCGACTTAAGCTTACTCTTAAGCTGCTCAAGCTTGTCATATACCGCTAACTTGTCCTTAAGCGTCATCTTATGCATAGCGTCTTGTTCTTAACCCAAATACGTTGACCCTGACGAAAGTTGACTCCCTTCATACCGACAAACACCATATCCTCGACGTCTGTGCGTACCCAACGCTTATTCGGATACAAGTACACGATCCTCTGCTCCATAGACTCGTTATGTATCGGGATGTAGCGAGGTTCCGTAACCATCTCGGTAACTTCACCGATATGCTCGTCCACCGGCTGCTCCTGCTCGGCCACTTCACCCGGCAGCGTGCCATCAAGCAGGTCGCTCCTGTAGATACGGCGAATGCCCTTGAAGGCTTTACGCTCAATGTAGTCCTCGTCGAGCTTGTACGACAATGGTCGATATGCGCTCCCTAGATGCGCCTTAACAGTCTTTTCGCTTAGTGTGTACTTGGTCATAGTACAAGCGACGGTACAGGAAAAGAAGCGGCAGCGCAAGCTTACGCCCAACACGGGCCAGCTAGCCGGGCGCCCGCTCGACGTGTACCCCCACAGAAACACGTCTATTGCCCCCAGCGGCACAGCATGTACACACGCTGCCACGAGCACGGTAGGCCAAGCTACAAACGTAGGGCAAGAAGAAAGCCCGCTACGCTTACGACAACGTAACGGGCTAGGCCAGCCGCTGCGCACGGCTGGGAGATGTCTTGCCGGACGTAGGGGAATGTAGCATGGCGACGGGTGGCGTCAACTGCGAAGGGGGCCAGTTGGCGAAAAAAAATCTGAGGGGGGCTATGCGTCGCCGTCGCCGTCGTATAACCAGGTCGGACCCCCGCCCCCCCTGTCGCCGGTTTCTCAGAGTAAAAACCCCATTCCATATGACGTACACCGTGCATCGTTATTGGCAACCCGCTCAGCCGCAGCCGCTTGCAAGGGTGGCCCGAACGAGCTTGGCCGACAGCACCAAAGACGCGCAGTTTGTGGCTTGCTAGGGCGCCGGAACGAGGCGTAGCGGGCACGAGCTGAGCGGGCACGAGCTGGCGAGTACGGCGATCACAGTCGCGGGTGGCGCGGTCGTGCTATGTGACGCGGGGGCGGTAACGCATTTCATACCCTACCACTTCACTAGGGTATTCCTCCGCACTCCGCTCTCGCTTTCACCCTCGCTCCGCTTTCGCACCGCACGCACTCCGCACATTTGCGCACCGCTCCGCATATATGCCGCACGCACTCCGCGTCATGCTCCGATCGGCTCGTCTCCCGCGCATCCTCCGAACTGCACACACTCACCAGGACTACGCTTTTCTTTTCTTTTTTGTTGCGTCCTTATGCGGACTAACGTACTTTTACACCCGTATGAACAACCAACCACTGATCGAATCCCTGAACGCAGAACTCCAATCCGCGCACGCCGAAGTACTTGCAATCCGCTCCGCTGGTATCTTTGGCAAAGCACGGCTTGCAGCATGCAAACGTGTAATCCTTGCGCTTGAAGCGCTTAACGCAGCACAGAAGGCCACTAAATAACCAACCTCAAACACACTACAACATGACCACCGAATCTATGAACTCACTCGAATACGCTGCGTATGTGCGCCTTGCGCTGTTCCTCCTTATGGGAGGCTGCGCAATCATCACCGCAAGTCTCTGGCTGTCAGTATATTTCGACTATCGCAAAGCAAACCGCAAGTAAACTAGCAACCTAATACACTACAAAACACACACTTATGTTATACGACATCTATTCCGGAGCAGACTTAATCGCCGTCGTGCTTGGCAAGCCACAAGCCGATTCCCTTGCAGCGCAGTTAAACGCAGATTATCCGCACTGTGAGACGTTTACAGTCACGGAGCGCGACGTAAACAAGCCGTTTACCCATTGGGTGGATGCTTCTTTTTGCGACTAGGTTCCCGAGCTGGTCATCCTACGGGGTGGCCAGAGGGGAGCAAAGACGCTCCGTTAAACACACTACAAAAAACATATGCAAATCACATTATCGCAACCATCGAAAATGCCTTGCCAAGGCTGGTCCGTTCCCGCTCTCGCATGTAAGACCGGATCGAAACTAGCTCAAGTAGAAGGCTCCGTCTGCCATGGCTGTTACGCGCTTAAAGGATTCTACCGCATGCCTAACGTCCAACGCACGCTACAGGCACGCTTAGCCCTAATGGAATCGCCGGACTGGGTTCCTGCTATGATTGCCAAGATTCGCGACACAGAGAAAAGCGGTTTCTTCCGTTTTTTCGATAGTGGCGACCTCCAATCGATCAAAACCCTGAAAGCGATCG